CTTGTTAAGCGTTCCCGAAGTCATTTGAGACGCTGAAATTTCAATCTGTTTGTTCTTCCACAAATCGGTAGAACTTTCGTAAATCAAAGCATCGTTATTGGCTAACGTTGCAGGGTTGATGTAAACGTTGTGAAGTTCGTCTAACTCCCAACCGTTCATGATCTTTACATAGATTTTCCCGTTGTTAGCGTGCGAATATTCCACGTAACCAAGGACCACAATGTGACCCGTAGAACCGTTTGGCTTTACGTTAGTCATGCGACCTGCCGTAGTCGGACTTAGGTACAACACATCGCCATCTGCCCATGTTTCCCCTTGCAAACTTCCCGTAGTGTTGATACCTTCAAGTTGACCAACCGTTAGAATAAATCCTTCTTGGTTTGGTGCGATCGTTTCCGTTACCACTCCGAGCGTATCGGCTGAATTAAGGTCTGTATTTGCTTGCGCTAAATCAACCGCTAATCTTTGGCCTTGCGCTCCCGTAACCTTTACGACTTGGTAATTGGCTTTCGTTAGTGTGGTGTTTGGATTCACCTTGTTTACCACACGTGCGACTAAATCAACACCGTTCTTCAACGTAACCGATCCACCTTTCAAAAGTGTTTGCGAACTTCCAATCGTATCGTTCCATTCCATTGCACCAACTGCGAGCGTACCCGTAGGGCTTACGTTCAAAGCTAACTGATCAGCAGTTAAGTTGTACGTGCCAAGGTCGACGTTTCCAGTTGCACCCGTATAAGGAACTTTCGCATCCAAGGCATTCTGTAAATCAGTTTGATTGCTTAACGTTCCCGTAATCGAACCCCATGTAGAACCACCACCGCCACCCGTTGACTTTGCTTCAAGATCGGCATCGGTAACACCGTCTTTGAACCAATACTCAGTAGCACCGCTTCCATCGTCCACAATAACGGTTAAACCAATGTAACGCCTATCTTCGGGAACGGAACTTAAAGCCGAAGCCGTGGAAACAAACACGCCCAATCGATCGTCAACTGGTGCAGGTTTGTTGATTTCTAAATTATCGCTTAATCTTATCATTGTATAGTCATTTGTACGGTTGCTTCCGTTTGCCACATTGTAACGTAAATTGTGTAATCGTCCTCGGTATCGTACACCTCAAACAACTGCTCGAACGCACCTTGGTCGAATGCACTTCTAAACCAATGGGAAAACGAATAAGTTGAAGGAACTGCAAACCAAAGAAACAAATTGCTAACCGCTGCACTATCAAAGGTAATGTTAATCGGTTGATTGGGTGCAACCGCTATCGTGCTACCGTCGTAAAGGTCGATTTCATTTGTTGCTTCCACGCCCCCAAAGTAACAAACATCGGGGTTCATTTCAGTCGGTATCGTGCAAATACTTAAAGCCAATGGAACATTAAACGATAGCACCGCCCTACATCCCGCTACACGATCCCCAAACCTGTCCACGAAATAATCCACGTTTGCATCTACCGAAATATCGAAGTCATTCCCAAACGTCCGTTGGTACTTGATCATGAAATCCCCAGCAAGTTGAGTCATGTCGCTCATGACTTCATCAGGTTGAAGTGTTTGAAAGTTCAAAGCATTTGAACCCGTAGGACGATCAGCAACTTTTTGGCTTTCCTCAATCTTATCCATGAAAACTAACCCTACCGTGAACGTGGCAGAATTACTGCCAAACCTCGCACCGTCTAACGTAGCAAAAACCAAAGGATAGTACACACGATCGATTTCGGGAGTAACAAAGTTGGTAATCTGTGCGCTATCAGGGTCGAGGATGTTACCCGTACCGAACGAATTAACGAGCGGGTGGGTTTCGCTGAACTCCTTTAAGCTTCTTTTTATCGTATTCCAACTTTGCATCTTTCTCTTTTGATAGGTAAACCCTTAATTTGTCGACGTTCTTTTTGTGGTAACTCATAGATTTTAATAACAGTCACAATCCCGATTGAAGTTAGCTTGGTAACGGCTCGCAAAATCACCGCAACAACCGAAATTATTTAACACCAATCCCGCAGTGTAATTTCGTCGGTTCGGTAAGATGGTATCGATTTGCCCGCTCGGTGTTTGATACGCAGGAAAGTCGGTGATATTGGTTAAAATAAAACGGGTAATTCTTTCAGCGTACCATTCTGATTTCGATTTGTAGTAATCAATCAATCTTTGAAGTTCACTCATGGAGGCCTGTGTACTGTTTTGATCAGTACCACGTTCCACATTCTTGTTTCGTAATTGGAAACCGAAAGCCATCGGGAACTCCATTTGTACAAACATTTGCAAACATGGTTGAATGTAGTCAATAAGCAAGTCCTCATTCTCTTGGGTTAAATCGTCGGCAATGATTTGATTTGCAATTTCTTTGTAAAGGTCGCTACCTAAAATTGGCTGAATGTGCATTTCTTGACACATGATCAACGTCGGGCGTAACTTTACCATGGAAACGTTTTCGTTAATCAATGAAGCATCTTTTAATTGCTTCTCGGTTATGAATAGGGCTTTTTGGCTCATGCTTTCGGTTTTACTAAGGTTTGCATCCAAGTATGTCTACACGTTGGGTAATGTTGGTTAGTGCCAGGTTTAGTGTACCAACCGCCTTTTCGTTCCCAAACAGAATAACCCATGATGTCTGAAATTTTGTTAATGTCTTGACGGGTATAGTACCTTCCTAAGTCAATCATTTTCGAGCAAAATTCACGACTTCCTGCAATCAACTTTTGTGGACCGAACTCAGGTAGCACGTCGTATTTATACATCACTTGCACCAACGGTTCACCTTCGGGATTACGTGGCTTAATAAAGTCCTTTGCGGACTCTCCTAACTCTTTTAACGCTCCACGAATATTGATAGCCTTCGCTTCAATAAGTGCGCTTATACGGTCTGAAATTAGCTCTATGTCCTTACCTAACTTTTCAGCTAATTTATCCGAGGTAATTGCAGGGTCTTTCTCGATTAACTTTAAAATATCAGCGTCTAATTCTGCGTACTCACTGGCAAATTCTTGTTCTAATAATTCGAACCCGTAACGCATAGGTCTACGTGTAACTTCAACGAACTCGGAAGCGTCACGGCCAAACTTTTGAAACAACGCTAACTCTTCTTTCTCTTTGCGGAAGTCATGGTGCGTAAATGACTGCGGTTGCTCGGTAACGGTTACTTCGGCCAAAGGTGGTAAACCTGCTTTTTCTCGCAGTTCGTCTTTGGTCATGATTTGAAGCAATGACTGCTCAGTTAATCTTTCGGTAATTGGCTCGGTAGGTTCGATTTCCAACACGGCCAAACCATTGAAAGAAAAAATGTAATTGAATACCTTTTCCAACTTTTGAACTCGGTCATTTACATAAACCGCCTTAAATAGTTCGTATGCTTCAACCAATTCTGAACGTCCACCAAGTTGCCCTGAAACACGTACACCGAAAAGCATCGGGGAGGTTACACGATGAGCAACAAAGATTTCGGTTTGGATGGTTTCGTTGAGAATGTTAAACTGCTTATCAAGGTCGTTAGCGTTTAATGGTTCAATCTTTAATCCCGTATCGGCACTATCGTTGAAGTTCACCACGATACGCTCCCCATCGTCACCTTTTAATTGCTTCTGTAATTGGCGTTTGATTTCCCTTTGTTCTTCGTTTGAAGGTACTCCGTTATTGAAGTTGAAAAGGAAACCACCAAGGAAACCATTACGTAAATTGTTCACGTGGTAATTAGCAATCCTTGCATCCGTTTCGATGTAAGCAAGCGCACCCAAGTACTCAGGAATGGGGTAATAACGCACGCTCGGAGCGTAACTGCAATAGTAAAATAGTTGCTTACCCAAACGCTTTTCGGGGTCGAATGGCATATACTCGGTAAGTCCTTCAGGGTCTCCAAATTCCTTCCATTCATCAGCGTAATAAAACTTACTTCCATCCACGTTGCGACGTAGGTTACCGAAGTTTTTATGTGCAATTTGGCTAACCTTACCATTCATATTCCACACGATTTCCAACGCAAAGCCGTTAAAAATTTCGAAGTCAAGTGCGGTCTTGTAAAGAATGTCGTTTAAATCGTCGTATGGGTTAGGGTTCTCCATCAATCGGTTCAACTCACCCAACATTTCGCTCGGTACTTTGTCGGCTTCATAGGTCCAACCTTTACCCGTGATGTAATTTACCTTCCCGTTTACAATAGCGTTATGCTTTGCGCTACGTTGGTACATTTCCAACAAATAATCGGGGTAACGATTATGTTCTCCGTACATCACATAATCCTTCCCGTTCGCAACCTTGTACTCAGGTAACTTCGTTTCAAAGTCCTGTCGTACAATAGGCGAACTGGTAGGCATACCATACGCATTTTTTACTCTTCTTGAACTCATAAATTTGGCTCGATATAAGTTGTATTGTTTTCAAATACGATGTCGGTGTTTTCATTCGCCAAAACTTCGTACAATCCAACTTCCAACACGTTTAAAATTTCCTCGCTTTCAGGGTTGACCGCTCCTTCATTACCCTCGTACAATGTATATAAACACTGACCAACGGGTAGATTACCAACATTGCAATCCCAAGCATCAAAACGGCCAGTAAATACGCTAAGGTTTTGAGCCTTTTCA